AGTCCTCCAGCGTGCGCTCGAGCTGCACCTTCCGATCGGTGGCGTTCTGCTCGATCTGGATCTTCTGCTCGGTGAAGCGCCGCGTGGCTTCGTTTAGTCGGGCCTGCGTGTCGAGCGCATCGGTGCTCAGTCCGGCGCCGCGCAGCCGCTGCCGCTCGGCCTCCAGCGCGAAGTCCTGCTGCTGTTCCCGCACTTGCCGCCGTGCTTCTTCCGTGCTGCGCTCCAGCTCGAGCCGCTGGTCGCCCAGCTGGCGCTCGAGGTCGGCCGCGCGCTGGATCGACTGCTCGCGGAAGTCCGCCAGCCGCTTCTCCATCTCCTCGCGGAGCTTCAGCTGATCAGCCAGGTTTTTCTTGGCCTTCTCCATCGCTGTGCGCTCTGCGGCAGATGCGCGTTCTTTCGCCGCGCGTTCCTGCGCCTCGCGCTGGCTGGCCGTGACCTGATCCGCCGGCCGCGTCTGCTGCTGCAGCAGCTCCTGGAAGATCTCCTGCTCGCGCTTCAGCAGGAACTGGTTCTTCGAGCCCTGTTGGAAGAAGGAGAAGACTCCGAACTTGTCGGTTGTCTCGCGCGCCGCCTGTTGGTTGGCCTGCACCCGCAGCTGCGCACGCCGGCCTGCTTCGCCGTTGCCGGTGATGCCGCCGAGCACGTCGCTGGCTTCTTTCAGTGCCCCGGTGAAGTTGCGCAGCAGGCTGATCGCCGTAGGCCCGAAGATCCGCGCCAGCTCGATGCCGAGCTCCTGGGTGGCAACCTGGAAATCTTTGATCGCCTGCTGGCCGGTCTGGAACTGTTCGTTCAGCTTGCCCAGCTGGGTGTCGCCGAGCTTGCCCAGCGCGCGCAGCACCACGTCGGTGGTGACCTTGCCCTCAGAGGCCAGATCCTTCAGCTCGCCGATCGTGACGCCGAGCTCCTTTGCGATCGCCTGCGCTGCCAGCGGCGCCTGCTCGCGGATCGAGCGCAGTTCCTCGCCCTGCAGCACGCCGGACGCCAGGCCCTGCTTCAGCTGGATTAGCGCGTTGCTGGTCTCCTGCGCCGTGGCGCCGCTGTTGCGCGCCGCAGCAGAGAAGCCGACGAAGGCCTTCTCGAGCTCGGCCAGCGTGATGCCGGTGGGGCGCAGCGAGGCATAGAGGCTGGCGAAGCTCTGCTCCGCTTCGGTATTGCTCAGCCGCAGAGTCTTGGCGATGCGGTCGGTGGCCGCCAGCGCCGCGTTGTATTCGCCGAACTCATTGGTGAGCGCACGCAGGCGCACCCGTGAGCTTTCTGCGTCCAGGCCCACCTGCCCGATGCCCTGCACGCCGCGCCTGGCCAGATCAGCGGCCTGCACCGCCACAGCGCCCGCAACGCCGCCTGCAGCGCCCGCCAGCAAGGCCCCGCCGCGTGATAGGCCGCCCGATGACGATGCAGTGCTCTGGAAGCGCTGCAGCCGCCTCTCAGCGGCCTCGATGTCATTGGTGAGCAGCTTGAACTTCCGGCTGCCGAACTCAGCGTTATCGCGCAGCGCCTTCAGTGCGCCGACAGTCCGCTGCAGACCCGCAACGGTGTTGTTCGAGGCGCTGCCGAGCGCCTTGGTGGCGGTGTAGAGCTGGTCGAGCGATCGCTTGCTGACGTTGCTCTGCTGGCTCAGGCCCTGCAGGTTGCGCTTCAGCTGGTCGAGCCCCGTGCCCTCCAGCTTCGCGGTGAACTTGATTGCGGTGTCGAGGGTCATCGCCATGGCTCAGCCCTCCCGGTTCATCGCCGCCAGCGCTGCGCCTTCCATCACCTGCAGATCCTCCAGGAGCGCGCGCGGGTCGTCCACTGAGTACATCTTAAAGAGCCAGGCCAGCACCGAGTAATCGAGCCCGATCGCCCCGCCTGCACTGGTGCGCCACTGCGTTTGCACTCGGCACCACATCAGCACGGCCTCCCAGTTCTCTGGCCACACCTCGAACTCATCCGGCGCCGATGGCTCAGGGGCTGGAATCCCCATCGCCTCGGCATCCCTTGCTGTCTCATCCTTGACCCCGCCGCCGGCCCAGTGCTCAGCGGCGGCGATCAGTTTTTTCTCTTGCCCTTGCTCAGGCTGTCGAGCCAGCTGCTGACCACCGCGGCGGCCACCAGCGGCACGTTCAGCAGGTCGGCCTTCGCCTTCTCGCTGTAGGGCACCTCGCCGGCCTTGGCGTCCTGGATCCCGCTCCAGCCCACCAGCACCTGATCGCAGAGCTCATCGTCGGTTAGGTCGCCCGACTGGATCTGATCCCAGATCTCGCGGATCCGCGCCTGTGGCAGCCGCTTGAACTCGGCATCAAAGGTCTGTTTGTCGAACCGGCCACCATCGATGGGGAACTCGACGGTGACCGGCCAGGTGTACGACTCGCTCTGAGACAGAACGAAAGCCATTCAGGGCTCCTATCAGGTGAAGGCGAGGCTCAGTTCGTCGTTGCCGGCGCTGGTCGGAATGGCCAGGTAGGGCAGGTTGAGCATCTGAATCCCGTCCTGGTCAGAGTAGGTCGGGCTGCCGATGTCGGACTGAGCCGTGGTGAACGTGACAATGTTGCCACCCGTGCCGCCGTGCTGGAAGGTGATCGAGCCGGTGCTGGAACCGTTGGCGATCGTGAAGAAGTCCTTCGTGGCGATGCTCGGGGCCTCGATCACGCAGGTGCCGCTGGGGGCGCGGTTGGTGATCAGCACTTCCTTGGTGCAGCCGACCAGCTCGCGGTAGACGATCTCATTGGCCACGTTGAACTCGAGGCTCTGCAGACAGCCGGCATAGCTGAAGGCGGAGAAGTTCGAGGTGTTGCCGTTCTTGAAGATCAGCGGTGCAGCCTGGTTGGCGTAGGTCGGGCTGGGCAGGCTCTCATCGGTCGGCGCGTTGTAGATGCCGGTCATCGTGAACGCGATGGTGGGGATCTGACCCACGGCCGCGTTCATCTGGAAGCTGCCCCGGCAGCCAGTGACCTTGTGGCGAATGCCGTCGTTGTGGAAGTAGAGGGTGACCGAGCTGAAGGCTGCGCTCACCGGCGCGTAGGTCACGCTGGTGGTGGCCACCACGGTCTCAGACAGGCCGCAGGCCTTCAGCACGGGGCCGTAGGCGGGAGCGGTGCCAGCAGTGCCGGAGCCGGCCAGTTCCACCTCGAAGGTCACCTCAACGCGGGTCTGCGCCAGCAGCTGATCGCTCACGCCCAGATAGGGGCGGATCAGATCACGGCTGACCGTCTCCGCCTGCAGCGGAGTGATGTCAAGATTGCGCACCAGGATGGCATTGGCCGAGCCGGTGGGGCTGGGGTCCGTGCCGTAGGTGGATTCAGTCTTCGCCAAGATCAGGCGTTTGCGGCTCAGGAGCGGCATTGCTCTCTACCTCGTCAGGTTGGGAGGGTTGGGCCGGCTCCGTCCGCTCGATGAGCTTCCGCTTGCCGGTTTTGGGGTCGGCCAGGTATGTCCCGCCTTGACCCCAGTATTCATCCACCATCGTAGCCATGATCAGCTCGCGAGATTTGCCACAGAGGTCCGATAGAGCACACGATAGTCGCACTGGATTTCACCAGCTGCGCCATCGGCCTCGGTGAACACGAAGGTGACGCCGATCGGCTGAATGTCGATCGCGTAGCCGCCCAGCGTCAGATCGGCCATCAGTCTGGAGTGCAGACTCTCCACGATCGGGTCGGCCACCTGATCTGGCACCGCACCGCGCACGATCACCGTCACCCGCACCGTCATCGCCCAGTCCAGCGTCGGCAGGCTGGTGTTCTGGCTCGCGGTGTCGTTCAGCGGCTCCACCACGATCGCCGGGCTCTCGGCGCGGGCGATCGGCTCCACCCGGCTGCGATAGATCCGCGTGCTCACGCCCGTGGTGCCGGTCAGCGCCGTGCGGACGGCAGCCAGCAGTGTCTCGCGCTTGGTGGTCATGACTGCAACAACGCCAACAGCGCCGCCTTTTGCTCATCCGTCAACGTAGCGAAGGGATCAGCCGCAGATTCCAAGCGCGGCTCGCTATAGATCTGGTGCAGGTTGTCGGGATCCGCGACTGCGGTGCAGCCTTCAGGTGGCTGCCAGTCAGTCTCGCCATCCCAGAGGATGCGATTGATGCAGCGCCCTTCGGCGTCAAGGATTGCGTAGTTCATCACCAAGACCAGATTCGGACCCATCCACCGGCACCGCTACCCCCGGCACCGGAGTTGTAACCGTTAGTGCTGCCGCCACCGCCACCGCCACCGCCGCCAGGAACCGCGCCATTGCCGCCATCGCCAGCGGCAGCAGACGCAGTTCCAGAACCACCAGCGCCTCCGCCGTCTCCAAACGTAGGGCCGTTACTGCCGGGGTTGGTTGCGGTGCCGTTATCTCCGCCGCCGCCCGTAAGGGCTTGCCCTGACGTGTTCTTAAGCATTCCGAACCCTTCACCGCCCGCCCCACCAGAACCACTGAGGCCCGTTGAACTTTGGCCACCGGCAGATCCACCACCGCCTGGACATAGCGCCCCAACAGGAGCAGCTGAGCCAGTGCCACCCGTAGTAGATGCGCTGGCCCCGATTGTTGAGAACAGGGCTCCGAT